GGCGTTGAACTCGGTCGACCCCTCGAAGCGCAGCACCGGCGCTTCGACCATGCGGGCCTCGATCAGCGCGCGGGAGAGGTACGCCCCGCCGCCGCTCTTGGGTACGCAGTAGTATTCCTCCAGCGCATCTTCGCGGGTGGCGGTGTCGCGCAGCAGGTTGTTTTTCCATTCGCCTTCGGCCGCCTGGCTCCAGTCGGTGCCGCGCACTTGGCAGATGCGTTTGTACAGACCGTCGCGGCAGGCGTCATCCAGGGTGATGCGGTGCACGCTGTAGCGTTTTTTACCGGCGCGGCTGTCCTGGATGATCTCGTTGAACAGGTTCTCAACCCCGTTGTGGGTGCTGATCAGCCGCACCTTTGCGCCCCACATGGTCAGCGCCAGCGCCGCTTTGAGCACTTCGGCCAGCTGCTCGTGAAAGGCGGCCTCATCAATGACGACGTTGCCCTGCCGGCCGCGCATGTTCGAGGGCCTGGAGGAAAGCGCCTGAATCTTGAACCCGCTGGTAAAGCGGATGGTGTAGGTGAGGATGTCTTTGTCCTCGTCTTCAAGGATCTCTTCCTGGATCTCGCTGGCGGCCCGGTTGAACGCCTTGGCCCACATGGCGCAGGCGTCGATAAACTCGATCGCCATCTCCTTGTTGGAGCCGACGTAGAAATGATTGGTGCCGCCTGCCGCTTTTGAGGCGCTGGCGGAGAGAACCGCGTCGGCCGCTTCGGCCCAGGTCAGACCTGTCCGGCGGCTTTTCTCGGCGATCTTGAGCTGCGATTCATCGGCAACCCAGCGCCGCTGATAGGGTAATAGAAGGCTTTCTGGCGTCTCGCTCATGCAGTCCCCAGGATTTCGCGTTTAATCGCCTCGATCGAATCGCGGCTCATGCCCTGGTTCGCCAGGGTCTTCTCCGTCACGTCGGCTGCGGCCTCGGCGGCCTGTTTGCGGATCTCTGCCTCGCGCTTGACGTTGAGATTTGCGGCCTGCTCAAGACGCTGCGTGGTCAGTGCAAGGTCTTTAAGCATGCCGACCACCGCCGGGGCGTTCTCAGGGTCGACCCCGCCGCGCTTGAGCATGCGGGTCAGATCGAAAGAGAGGCTGCGCAGAATCTCGTTGACCAGGCTGCCGACCTGCCCCTGGGGAGCGGCGCCGAGCTTTCCGATCCACACCTCCGCAATTTCGCGAGACTCGCGTAGATCCTTGCCGATCTCCTCCATCTCCAGCGCATAGCGGTTGACCGCGCTTTTGCTCAGCCGCTCCGGCGTGCCGTCGGGCAGATCGGCGCGGGTGCGCAGATCATCTAGCACGGTGTTGATGCGCCGCACCGCTTCAAGCTGCGTGACGCGGCGATCGGCCAATAACTCGTTGAGCTGGGCGCGGATATCGTCGGGCAAAAGGTCAATGCTCGACTGCTGGCGCTTTTTGCGCGCGCGGCCCATAGGTTACGCCCTCGGCCTGGGGCGCTTGATGCCGTCGACGCGGGCGGCCCCTGTGGAGACCTCGATGCCGCGCCCGGTGATGCGCGCAACCTTGATGCCTGCGGCATCGCAGACCGTGACCAGCCCCTGCTCTTCGAGCCAGCCAAGCTCGGTGCGCATCCGGTCACGGGTCACGGTGTGCCCGAAAAGCCCTAGGATCTCTTGCAGGATGGACTCGTTTGCGCTGTAGCCCTGGTTTTCGGCCAGCGCCTTTAAAATCACCAGCCGGATATCCGCTGTCACGACATCGGCAAAGCTCATCTTCTGCCTCCCTGGTTAATCAGAAATTCATTCATCAGCTCCGCCATCCTGTTGATCCCATCCAGCCGCCCTTCGACCTTCCCAAGCTTCTCAGATAGCTCAGCCATACCGCCTGCCAGGTGCCGCAGCTCTTCGCGACTGGGCATCTGCCGGATCTCGGCCCCCACCCGGCTGACGGCGCTTTCCGCGTCTGTCACTCGGCGGGTATGCGCCTCACATCGGGTGATGCGCTGCGCCTCGATCTCTGCCAGCGCGGCCTGCGTGGCCCGGGAACGAACATCGTCTTCGAGCGCCCTGAATCGCTTCGCCGTGATCTTCTCCCTGTCGCGCCACCACGAATAGACCCCCAACGCAACCAGACCACCCACCTGGACGACGTCGAACCAAAACCTCGCGGCGCTGTAGTCCTCGATCATCTGCGCGCCTCGATCTCTTTTTGACAGTCGATGCAGCGCACTGCTGCGGGGTTGGCGGTGCGGCGTTTCAATGGGATCTCCTCTTCGCAGTCGATACAGTACGTGCGCCCTGCGGCGCTGCTCTGTCGGTTGCGCCAGGCGTCGAGCGCCTGGGCCTGGTAGCGCTCGTTGTGTATCTGCGCCCGGTCAATATCATCAGCCATATCGGTTATTCTTTTTGCAGCCGGTCTCCGCAGCACTCCAGCAGATCGACCAGCGCCTCGTCGGAGAGCAGCCATCCGGTAAAGGGGGCGGGCTCTTCTGCCTCAAGCGCGATCGTCTCGCTGCTTCCCCGCAGATAAACGGTCTCGGGCGGCTTTGCGGCGCAGCTCGTCAATGCGAACACTGACGCGATCAGCGTCCCTTTCAGCCACAGCACGGCGAATGCTCTGCTCATCGCTTCGCTCCCGGCGCTCTTCGCGCTCTGCGCGGCGCGTGTTATAGTGGTGCAGCATCGCGACGATGACCGCCGCGATGCCTGCAATCGCCTCAAACACCGCCGCTTAGTCCGTGCCCTGCGCGCCGATCTGCGGGTCGGTCGTGCCCCCCCAGGTCACCGGTTCTTTTGTCACCAGGCGCAACACCACATTGATAAACGCAAGGATCGAGGCCTGAGCTTCAACGTCGATGATAAAGCCCGTAAAGGACTGTAAAAGCATCGCCAGAAGAGCGATGACGTTGACCCAGAAGGTTTTGGAGAGATAGATTTTCTTGCCGGTTGCCATAGGGTGTTCTCCTTTCAGCTTTCGAGACGGCCCAGCCAGCCGGCCAGAAAGCGCGGCTGATCAAGGGATATGTAGTGCCCTGCGGCCTGGTATTTAAGCGCAGCAAGCAGGGCGCGCGGGTGGTCGTACTCGTTGACGGCGGCGGCGGTGACGGGGCCAAGCAACCCGTCTTCAACCAGAGAGCCGCCGGCGCGCAGCAGGTTGCAGGCGCGCTGCAGCATGCGCACGGCCGCAACCGGGCCGCAGTTGACGCCCAGGTCGAACAGGCGCGCGGCCAGATCCGGGTGCTTAATGCGCCAGATGCCGGGCTTCTCCCAATAGTCGTTGCGATAGATGGCGATGGCGTGGGCCATCGAGAGGTTGGCGATATCAACCCCAGGATAGGCGCGGCGGCTGATGCCATACTTCGTCTCGCCGCCGCTGTCCTTCGCGTCGTCGACGTAGCCGCCTTCGTGCTGAATGGTGCGCATCACCGCGTTGTCGAAATGATCTGTTTCGGAGTGACCCATGCCGATACCCTTAAAGCCGCCAGGCGGGCCCGACGGCGCTATGGTGTGACGTATTCTGTCACGGTCAGGGTATGAAAAAGCCCGCCGGGTGGCGGGCGGTTTGTCACATGGGGTGAGAGAACTCTAAAGAGGCAGGTCCATCTGGTTGGGGTCGTCAAATTTGCGGGTGATGGTGCGGTTGCGGGCCAGAAAATCAACCAGCTCCTGGTAGCGCACCCGGTGGTGGCCGCGCGTCATGTAGCTATCGAGCGTCCAGGGCAGGCGGGGGCTGCCGTCAATTCCCTGATCGTAGGCGGCGACCATGCGCCAAAAGGTGCGCTCGGAGACACCAAGGATCAGACACACCTCGCTGCGCCGGTAGCTGGGGCGCACCGGCAGGCCTGCGGCCTTGAGCATGCCGTTGAGCTTTTCTTGGGCGAGGTCCATAGGCTGTTCACTCTCCTTTCTTGGCAAGCTGTTCGCGCAGCTCGCGCAGCCGCTGTTTTCCGGCTTCGCGCTCTGCGTCGCTGAGCGGCGGCTCGTCGAGCTTTGGCCGGTCTGGCCGGCGCGGCAGGGCCTCGATCAGCGCGGCGGGCTCGGGCCAGCGCTTGAGCCCCTGCGACAGCAGCTTTTCAAAACCCTTGCGGATGCGCGGCGCGTCGATCTCTTCAATCTTCAAACCCTGGCGCTGGGCCACCAGCCGCCAGATATCGGCGGTGCGGCAGATCACATCGGCGGCGGGCGTGCCGTCAAGACCCAGCGTCAGCAGCGCCGAGAGCCCTTCGGCCAGGCCACGCTCCAGCCAGCCGCTACCCGCCCACTCTGAGAGCGCGACGATTGCCGAAGCCCGCTTGCCGCGTGGGGCGGGGTTGTCGTTTGCGACATATTCTGTCACGGCATGCGCCCCGGCGTCGACGGACTCAACGACGCGCTTCAGGTAATTATGGTTCTTCAGCGGCCGCACGTCGCCCTGGTCGCGCTTGGCGCGCATGGCTTCGACGGTCTCGGTCAGGGCCTTGGCCAGGGCGTTGCGATCGGCGGGCAGCTCAAGCACCTCGCGGGCCAGCTTGAGGGCGCGGGCGTGGCTCAAATCCCGCGACGCCGGGCGAAAGCAGCCCAGGTAAGCCACCAGCGGCTTGAACAGCGGGCCGCTGCCGGCGAGCAGAACCAGCAGCTCGCGGCCGGATTCGTCGGCGGTGTAGGCTTCAAGGCTGTTGCTGGCGTGGCAGCAGGGGCAGCGGAGTTTCATTTACGCCCCCTTGCCGGGCACAGCCTGAATCCGGCTTTTGCCTCGATCTTTGCCAGCGCAAGCACTGCGCCTTTGAGTTCTTCGGGCACCTGGCGGTATCCATGCAGATTCATGGATAAAAGTTCAGCACGCGAAACCAAGATAAGATTATCCTTCTCGAAGTTTCGGCTGTCGCCATCCTTGAAGACGACCGCGCAACCTTTAGGAACCGGGCCGTTTTCGCACTCCCATAACCAGAGATGCTTGTGCTTGAACCGGGTTGGGTGCCCGGTGTATGGGTTTCGCTCCGGAACGCTGATCTCGACATATCCGTCCTTGCTGATGCGCTCGGACCAGAGGCGACGCTTATTGTGCGGCACATGCCCGTCGGCAAAGCTGGTGGCGTTAGGCCCCATGTATCCTTTTTTGCCCTTGTTCCAGGAAGTCTGCCCTTTAGAAAAATGACCGGTGCGCCCGCTTCTAATGCCATGGTTTTTGCAGTAAGCGATCACCTGTCGAAGCTGCAGCTTGAGCCTGAACCGGGCATTTAGGGCTTCGGTCAGTTCCACGCGGCTGAGATGCGGATATTGATCAACCACAAAAGCGTGCTGCTCTGGCGTCAGCAAGCGGTTCTGGCCTTTATTCGCCTGCCCCGGAGGACGCCCGCAGGTGATGCCGTGGTTTTTAAGCGCAGACCGTATCTGTCCCACGGTCTTGTCTAACCCGAACGCGGCGTTGAATGCCGGGGCAAGATCACGGACAGGCATCGAGGCGTACCCTTCGCGAAGAAAATCAAGCTGCTCGGCTGAGTACGTGAACTTAGTCTTCCTGGTCATTGACGATCCCCAGCATTTTCGGTGCGTCTTTAATCAATCCTTCGCTGATGGCAACCTTGGCGTCCAGTGCCAACCTTGCATTGCCGATGATCTGGACGGCGATAGAGCCGACAGCCTTCGATCGGTTGATTTCTTCAGCTAGCTTGTCCCCACTCAGCTCCTCGTCGGACAGGCGCTCAAGTTGAGCAAACAGGTGATTATTCAAGTCGATCAGTTTGTTTTTCATAGGGCCTCCGTTTATTCTATGGCTGCTCATCAGTACCGGGCCGCCACGCCCGGCAGACGCGAGGTCGCATTTTGCGACCTCGCGTTTCGCTTAGGTC